GCAGGCTCTGGGTTGACTCCGTGCGGGTCTTCCACCGTACACACACCCTATCTATCGTGTTTTGACATTGGAGTGCAAAAAGGATATCGTTCCAGCTATGGAGAGCAATTCACCGCTCTTCATACCTAGAGACAATGTCCGATTTGTTTCTTCTGGGTTGATCACGATCGTATCGCCTTCTTCGAACTCCCAAGACCGGGCGTAAACCCAGGCTTTGGAAAATTCTAGGAATTCAGAGCGGCCCTGCCTTATCTTACTTCGACGAGTTAAAGCGTCGAGGTCGGGTAGTGCAGGGCGCGGTAGGTTCAACTTATCCCCCTCCTCTATAGGAAATGCAAGGTTCCAACACTCGAATAACTTCTGGGCAAACGCCTGTAGGTTGTTCTTGTAAAGGTTCAATGTTATCCTAAAAGGATGGTGGTCAGGGTGCAACCCTGTGCTCACGCAGGAGTGGAAGAGACGATCAAACCGGGCCAGGTAATCTTGGTTCCGTGTTTGAAGTCTTCTTATATCTTGTAGCAAAGTCTCGACTTTGTACGCTTTTAGTGCGTAGCGAAACCGGGTGTCAAAACCTGGTGTTGCTTCTCACCGCGGGCGTCTTGAGTCTCAAGCTTTCCCCTGTTTACCCTCTGGGCACAAATCTAGAGGGGACTCCGAAGTGGTGGTAGTGATGCCATCAAGGGAGGCCTCTAACTTATGTTTATTGAGTAATCAGTAGGCATAGGGCGTGCAAGAATTAAGAAAGTTGTCTCGTTGACTCTCCCTTAGAGTCACCAAGATAGCCAGTGAGCGGAATTGGTCTTCCACTCTTGAACTAACTAGTGGTTCTCTACACCAGTGCTCAAACAGAGGACCTAGAAGATAAGGATCTCTAGGAATCTGTCGAAGCAACCTAGTGGGGAGAGGTGTTACTTCGTGTCCCATCACAAATATACGCTTAGCGAACTCAACTCACGAACCTCAAAGGGACTTGTCCCTAGAAGTCTGTACGTTAAGTCCGTCGAGCAAATGTTTGTAATAGGGAGCCAACCGGTACTCAAGAATGATATCGTCACCAAGCAAAGCGTACTTGGGATTGTGTATCCCGGCACGTTTCGCCGCTAGCTTCACCAAACAATGGTGGGTTAGCGCAAAGATCGCCCATGAGGAATAAAAACCCATAGGTTGTCCTACGCGGTAACGGTATTTCTTCTTTTTGTACTTGAAGTCTCTATCGGACACTAAGTTACGCCACAATCGTCCAAAGCCTTTGTCATTGAATAGCTTCTCAACAACCATTTGCTGTACATCGACCGGGAAACGGTCTGTAGCTGAAGTAAG